CGTTTATACGTCATGGTCATACATTATCAGATCAGTATGACGAGTATCATGATACTACTGAAGACGCACTAAACATCGTGTATGATCTAAAGGCTGTGTTGAATATGGATCTTCATACATTGAATGGCGACTTAAAGTCTCTTATGAAGGAATCAAAGTTCTATTCATCTAATACAGAATGTCCCTCATGTACACAGACTATCGATGATTCATTACGTAAGACTAAGATTAATGATATATCTACTGTAGCTAAGGGTCATCTAGGTAATAAGAAAACATTAGAAATTGAGCTTAAAAGTGTCATTGAGTCTATTGATAGTGTGACAGAATTGATTAAAAAGAAGAGAGATCTTGCTCATGATATAAAGCTAAACGATATCAATATCAATAATATGCAAAGTAATATTATATCATTGGATGCTGACATCAGTAGCTGTAATACAAGTAATGCTGACATCAGTAATGCAAGGGCAGAGTTATCAGAATTACAAGATGCAAAGCTACAACTAGCAGAGCGGAAATACGAGATCAATGATGAGATCTCATATGGTATTGTTATAGCGGAAATGTTAAAGGATACAGGTATCAAGACTAAGGTCATAAAAGAATACCTACCTATAATGAATAAACTGATTAATAACTATCTACAGATCCTTGACTTCTTTGTATCATTCAACTTAGATGAAAACTTTGATGAGAGTATCCGCTCACGTCATAGAGATAACTTCTCTTACGAATCATTCAGTGAGGGAGAGAAGTCTCGTATAGATTTGGCACTTATGTTTACATGGCGTCAGATTGCTCGTATGAAGAACTCTACAAATACCAACCTTCTAATCTTGGACGAGACATTTGACTCATCTATGGACCATGATGGAGTAGAGAATCTAATGAAGATACTGAACACATTAGATACTGGTACAAACGTTTTCGTTATCTCTCATAAGGGTGAGATACTTGAAAGCAAATTCCGTAGCAAGATTGAATTCGTAAAGGATCATAACTTTTCGAAAATAAAAGCCTAAATCGCTTGACCTCATACGTCAAATGAGGTATAATTATATTAATGAATAACAGCCAGGAAGTACTAATGAAAATATCGAGTAGCACATTATCTGTACTGAAGAACTTCAGCACAATCAATTCAAACATGGTGTTCAGTCCTGATGGGGAGTTGAAGACTATGTCGAATGCAAAGAACATTCTAGGCTCAGCTGTAATTCCAGAGCAGTTTGAATATGAGTTCGGTATCTATGATCTGAATGAGTTTCTAAACGTATTGGGTATGTTTGAAGATCCAGAGTTATCATTCCATGCAGATGCTAAGTTTGTTAACATCTCAGAAGATGGTCATTCTATTAAGTACTTTTTCTCTGAACCATCTAATCTAACTTCACCTCAAAAGAAGATTGTAATGCCTTCTGCTGAAGTACAGTTCGAGATGAGTGCAGATAACCTTAACGCTATGAGGAAAGCAGCTGGAGTATTAGGTACGACTGATGTTATAATTGAAGGAACTACTGGATCTAATCAGTTAGAATTAACTGTAACAGATATTGGTAATCCTACTTCTAACTCATATAAGATTGAAATTGATGTTGATGAAGAGAACACTAGTGATTTTAAATTAGCATTCAATATTAATAACTTCAAATTTGCAGGAGGAGATTATCAAGTAGACATCTCATCTAAACTTATTTCGAAGTTCACACATAAAACAGAACCCTTAGTTTATTGGGTAGCATTAGAAAAAACATCTAACTTTAACACATAGAGAATATATTATGAATAACTTGATCATCCCATCTTCACCAGCAGACCGTCTAAAGATCCGTAGTGCAATGAAAGAGATTTCAAACACTTATGCACGTATTGAAGGCGAGCGTTCTTACATCAAAGAAGCTATTGATAAACTATCAGAAGACTTTGAACTACCAAAGAAGTATCTACGTAAGGTAGCATCAGCATACCATAAGCAGAACATTGCAGAGACTACAGAAGTAGCAGATGATGTTGAAACCCTATATGATGCTGTATTTGCAGAAACTGCTACATCATAGCAGTTGACCTTATGAGCGTATTAAGGTATAATACGCTATACAATATATTATGGAGTAGTGAATGAGTACTGATTTATTATGGGTTGAGAAATATCGACCAAACAAGGTAGAAGATTGTATTCTATCTGATGAGTTGTTGACTACATTTGCAGAAGTTGTTAAGAGCGGTAACGTTCCTAACATGCTTCTAACTGGTACAGCTGGAGTGGGTAAGACTACTATTGCTCGTGCTATTTGTAATAGTCTTGATTTAGACTATATCATCATCAACGCTTCTGAATCTCCAAACATCGATACTCTTCGAGGTACAATTAAACAGTTTGCATCTACAGTATCACTTCAGGGTGGTTTAAAGGTTGTTATTCTTGACGAAGCAGACTATCTGAATGCTCAGAGTACTCAACCAGCATTACGTGGATTCATTGAAGAGTTCTCTAATAACTGTCGTTTCATTCTAACTTGTAACTTCAAGAATCGTATTATTGAACCATTACATTCTCGTTGTTCTGTGTATGAGTTTAATACTTCAAAGAAAGCATTAGCAGCACTTGCACCTAAGTTCATGAAAAGACTTCAGTTCATTCTTGATTCAGAAGGTATTACGTATGACAATAAAGCGATTGCTAATCTTATTATTACTCATGCACCTGATTGGCGTAGAGTTATTAATGAATGTCAACGTTACTCCAGTTCTGGAAATATTGATGTGGGTGTCCTTGTGGACTTGGGTAACGATTCTTATAACAATTTACTTAAAGCGTTAAAGGCAAAAGACTTTACTAAGATGCGTAAATGGGTTGGTGAGAACTCTGATACAGAACCTCATGTCTTATTCAGACGAATGTATGATACTTTATCAGATCATTTAACAGCAAATAGTGTTCCACAGATCATTCTTATTCTTGCTGACTATCAGTATAAGAATGCATTTGTAGCGGATCATGAACTTAATACAGCAGCATGTCTTACAGAGATCATGGCTAGTGGAGAATGGAAATGAACAATGCGATGATCTTTGATCTCGAAACATTAGGTACGACAGCAGCAACCTGTCCTGTATTATCTGCAGCGGCATACGCATTTGATACAGAACGATTCTTATCAAGCAATCCATATACCATCGAAGAGATTGTAAGTGGATCAGATTATGTTAAAGTTAAAGTTAATGAACAGTGTACTCAGCTAGGACGTATCATTGAAAAGGATACACTCACGTGGTGGAAGCAGCAGGATAAGGCTGTACAGAAGGCTCAATTGATTCCTTCTGCAAACGATAAACCTGTTGCCGACATCATCAAAATGCTGTATAATAACTTTACACATAAATCTAATGTATATACAAGAGGTAATACGTTTGACCCTGTAATCATTACATCATTGTGTGCTACTCTTAAAATCGAAGAGCCTTATCCATGGTACAATGTACGAGACACTCGATCAACTATTGATGGTCTGAGTTGGGGTAGTGGATTATTTAATACGTTTATACCAGAAGGTATCGACGAGAAGTCACTTGCTGTTCACGATCCTCGTGTAGATATTGCATTAGATATTATGCGTATCCAAGCATTAGTGATAGCAACTTCCTAGGAGAGTTATATGAATGACGATTTAATATTAAGAGTAAGCCATAATAGCATACGAGAGGTAGCTTCTATCAAGCTAGCTCGGAATGGTTCATACTACATTGAGTTTTTAAATGCAGATGGTACATTCAATCGTAATGAAACATTTGGTGCTGGCGAGAACCTTGCATTCTTTGAAGAAGTATTAGAGGAATGGAAGGGTGGTGTTCGTAAGCAGTTCTTATGCGAGTAGGATTTACTGCTAGTGCATTTGACATGCTCCATGCCGGACATGTCATGATGCTACGTGAAGCGAAGGAACAATGTGATCATCTCATTGTGGGATTGCAGATTGATCCTTCGCTCGATCGTCTTGAGAAGCATAGTCCTATACAAACCATTGTAGAACGTTATATTCAATTGGCTGCAGTATCTTATGTGGATGAAATTGTTCCTTACGAAAATGAAGAGCAATTAAAAGATATACTTGAGACATTCAAGATTCATGTACGAGTACTAGGTGAAGAATATAAGCATATTGAATTCACTGGTAAGGATCTCTGTATGGAATTGGGTATCGAGTTGTATTATAATAGTCGGCAACATAAGTTCTCTTCTTCTGATCTACGTAACAGATTGATGGAAATAGAATGATGGATAAATGGAAGAATGTATACAATAATGAGTTATACGTTGTAGATGATAATACCGATTTAGACTCTATGACTGTCTCATTTACTAAATTACATCAGGCTCAGACTACTCGTGGTCATGCTCATCCTAATGAAGAGGTTTACATATTCCATACTGGTAAAGGTGTTATGCGTATAGAGGATACTGACTATTTAGCAAAACCTGGAGATGTTTTCACAATTAAGCCAAATATCTTTCATAAAGTTATAAATAACTCGACTAAGAACAAGTTAACATTCTATTGTGTATTTGAGGGCAATAGAACTAAGAAGGTATATGATGAATCCATTTGATTATGTTAAGGCTGCAAGTTATAGTAAGAAAGACATTATGGTTGATGATATTGCTGAGAAAGCATACACACCTTATATTGTTAATAGAGCGTTATCCTACCACCTAGATACTGTTCTATTTGCTAATGAGATGAATATCAATCATAATATGGACAATAGACTTCAATTTGATTTTTATATAAATACCATCAAGAAGAGAAATCGCTTTTCTAAATGGCATAAAGTTGTTGATGATAATGATGTAGATATTGTTAAGAGTGCTTTTAATTATAATAAGAAACGTGCTGAAGAAGTTTTGTCTTTATTGAGTAAAGATCAAATTCAGTCATTGAAAAATAGGATGAATATTGGTGGAAAACAATAGTGAAAGTATAGAATGGACTCCCGCTCACATGCTGGAGATAACGCTTAACGAACCAGACGATTTTCTCAAAGTAAAAGAGACTCTGACTAGAATCGGAGTAGCATCCTCAATGGATAAGAAGCTATTTCAATCATGTCATATCTTACATAAACAAGGAAGGTACTTCATAGTACACTTCAAAGAATTATTCTTATTAGACGGTAAAGGATCTAACCTCAATAAGAACGATCTGGAGAGACGCAATACGATTACGACTCTTCTAGCTGATTGGGGACTATTAGACATTGTCGATACGAGTCAATCATTGGACACAGCCCCTCTAAAGCAGATTAAGATAATTTCCTATAAGGAAAAATCTGAGTGGGAACTATGTCCGAAATATAATATCGGGTCTAATTAAATCAAGGTAGCATAAGTAATGAGAAGGTTATTACGTAAGGTCAGAGTCGTATCTGCACTACACAGTAGGAAGCGGGCACGTAGAAAGACCTTTGAGCAGAACCAGGAAAGTTTCCTAAAGGCTGCAAAAATGATGGAACATGAATACCCAATGGGTACATCTCACCATTATATCGCTTATCAATTGCAACGTAATAGAGCAATTTAAGCACGAACAATAAGAGTCTGCTTCGGCAGACTTTTTTATGCCTGACTGTTGACCTTTTGGCCAAAATGCTATATAATAGTGTATATAATATATTAATGGGATGTAACTTTGAAATTCTACACAAGTGTCAATAGATTCGGTAATTCAATTCTATATCGTGGTTATGATGGTGCTCAACGTATTCATAAGAAAGTGAAGTTCCAACCAAAGTTATTTCTTCCAGATCCAGAAGGTGATTATGAATTATATGAACCATCTCCAAATCCAATAAAGTTATCTCCACATAAGTTTGAATCAATGGCAGAAGCTAAAGAGTTCTCTGATACACATAGTAATGTATCTGGCTTTGAAGTGTATGGTATGACTAACTATGTGTCACAATTCATCTCAACAGAATTTCCAAAAGACATTGAGTTTGATATCAATAAGGTTAACATAACTTCAATCGATATCGAGGTACATGCTACTGAGGGATTCCCACATGCTGATCAAGCTGCATTTCCTGTTAACGCTATTACATTAAAGCATTCTATTAATGATACATTCTATACATGGGGATTAGATGATTTCGATACATCATTATCTGACTATGAAGTATGTTATTTCAAGTGTGAGAATGAAGAACAATTGTTAAGGAGCTTTCTGTTACATTGGGAATCACCTATCAATATGCCAGACATTATTACTGGTTGGAATAATAAACTATTTGATATGCCTTATCTTATTAATCGTATTAACAATTTGTTAGGTAGTAGTCAGTCTAATCGTCTATCTCCTTGGGGTAAGGTTACACCTCGTATGGTTAATATCATGGGTCAAGAGAATAACTATTATGACATCTTTGGTGTAGCTATTGTAGACTACATGGATGTATTCAAGAAGTTTGCATTACAATTTGGTAAGCAAGAATCGTATAAGTTAGATCATATTGCTAATGTTGTATTAGGTGAACGTAAGTTAGATATCACAGACTATGGTAACTTAGTTAATTTAGCTAATGAAAATCATCAGAAGTTTATTGAATACAACATCAAGGATA